GTTCAAACTATAGCGGATAACAATTATGTTATCGACCTTTATATAATACGAGGGGGGTCGATTAAATATAGGCGAATGTAACTAGTCACTAGGGGATTACACTCTAAGCATATGGTAAGTAAATAAGATCTTGATTAATGCCCAATAGCAGGCCTTCATTTTTACCTCTTTCAATGAGGGTTTTGAACTTTTTCTTGACAGTATAATAAATATTTTTGTGCAAACGTTATAGTTCCTGGATTTAACTCCGGATGAGAAAGTCTAAACTCTTCTATTTGTTTTGCATGTTGATTCGCTATATCGAGTTCTTCTTTTGTAAATTTAGTTCTCTTTTGCGCTTCAACTACTGCTTTCTTCTGGTCGAAGGTGAGTTTGTTTACTGAACGAAGGAATTTACCATATTCTTCGTCGTTCTCATACGCACTTTTTGCATCGTCCATGTATTTTTTGAAGGAATCTTCAATATCCTTCTTCAATTGTCTAATTCTTTGAGCATCAATTTGTCGATTTATATTTATAAAATCTTTCCAAAAAGCTGTAAAAGTCATAGTTGTATATAAAATAATGGGGAGTAAAATTATTGCTGTTCCCCAAATAATCCATAAATTATTAGATGATATTATTAGCGTCATCATCGCTGCTGCCCATGTGGTCGAACATAAACCACAGAAAATAGCTAATTTAATTAACCATATAGCCAATCCGTCTTTTGTTTCACTTCGGCGGATTTCGAGTGGCAAACTATGAGTAGTCACCATATCTCTTATAGTGTCATTCATCTGTGCTTTTCCCATGTTTAATGGTTCTGGGCTTTGACTTCGTGAAGAAGTCCAACCAAGAGACGCTGCTCTCTTTCCAACATCGAATATTTCTCCTCTAAGCATTCGCAAATATTTTTTCCTACTCTCAGGATCTTTATATCTATTCAAATGTAATATTTCTGGTTGAGCTAGAGTTCTATGTGGTGGTGTTATATTGAACATAGTTTCATCAAGATTATCCCAATCAATGGGTTGTTCACTTAACCAATCTTGAACTTCATCTCCAGTTCCTACACTTCTTTTGTTTCTACCACTAACTATTGAGCTTGTTAATGATTTAGATTTAGGTATTCCTATTTGGCACCCCATTATAAAATCGTCTCCTCCTGAAAGAAAGAAAGCAACTTTATTAGGTGTTAAACGCTGATTAGTTGTAGAACTATCTAGTATCTCTCTAATACTAGCACTAACCATATTAAAACGCACTGTCATACTATCATTATAATCAATAACAGGCGCAAAATTATTAACATGACACTGAAAAATAGAATAATATGGCAGAGTAACATCTATATCAGAATTTTTTTCATCAGCAAAATATAATCCTTCACTATAATTTAATTTTTGGTTTTGACCAGTAGCATCAGCTGTTCTATCTAATAAAAAATTAGTGGTACTATTAACAGCAGTCGCTGGAAATTCTACAACAGCATGATTACCAGGTTCACCTATAGAAGGTTCATAATTGACTTGAATTACATTTGTTCCATTATACCAATTAGTAGACGGATTTAGAACTGCACTAACTTCACTGGTGTTATTTGTGCGTATACCTACTCTGTAAGAACCCCTATGGAATAAAAATACACACTTAACATTTAATAAATAATTTTCAAAATAAAATTGATCACCATAAGGATTAGTAGTTGCATCATAAGCCCCAAAATTGTAATAATTAGATGGATTCATATACATATCAACTCTACCAGCGGTTGGTAAATTGTAAGTTCTTGTACCAGGAGCTCCTGCAACATAACTATGCATATTGCATAATTGTTTAAAACTTGTAATTGCATAAGATTGATTTCTCATAGGCGCTTTAAATCCCATCCCACTAGCTTTTCCGATGGTTGGATAATTAGCTTCCATAGATTTTTTAAAACTACTGCTCTGGAAAGTTTCTGTAACCCTATCGGACATTTGAGCTTGCATAACACCTCTAGCTGCAATTCCCATAGTTGTAGGCAATCCCCAATCAAAATCACTACCAACACTAGTGAATACTTGAAAATATATAGGATTAACTGTTGCTGAAGCACTCGACAATGGATTGACTATTTGCATAATCAAACGTCCATTGGAGTATCCTTTTTTCTTTGAAGTAGTATAATCTCCAATTTTGAGATAAGATAAATCCTGTTGAAATGGTATAGTAACCATTAAATCTCGTTGCTTGTCTAAACTAATCGTCTCATTAAGTAAACCATGTGTATATCCTTCTCCATAACTTTTAGTATTTCCGGCAGTAGGATCCCAAAATACTCGAAATGTAGCCGTATGGTAACTTGATGCAACAAATGAGATCATAAATCTAATTGATCCTCGCCAAATATGAAAATATCGTGAAACAAAATTCATTGGACCTCCATAAATGGCTGTCATTGGCGCAAATGTACTATTAACATAATTAATATGGACTTGGTTTAGTGGGTTTAGATCAAACGTATATAAAGTAGTTCCAGATGTCATAGATGCGGCTACTTGGCCAACATAAGTTAAAAAAGGTCGTTGAGCGAAATGAACAAAATCCATTTCTCCAGGAAAACCATGAACCAAAGAAAAATCTTTGCTAGTTGCGGCAGTGGCACTATTGACTAAAGGAATTGTAGCTGGTAAATCTTCAACATAATTATATCTTGTATTTATTCGAGTAGTTGGAGTCGGAGCTGCAACTGATGGAGGTATAGAAAATCCGTATTTACGCAACAATTTAGCATTACGTAAAGCTGCTTTACCTATTGGTTTCGCATAATCTCCTACCATCGGTATATCTTGCATATTAAGAGCGAAGTTTCCAAAATCTTCGACTACTTTACTAACTATAACATCTTCTTTAGTTTTAGCTATTGCTTCAGTTCCAGCATCATTCATTTGAGCTATCATAGGCTCAAGACTAAATCCATGTAAATTAGGTTTGACAAATTTAGCATAAATTGAAATTATAACATTCGAAGCAGTACCTGATAACATACCTAATGGTGCTGAAATATATAAATTTAAATCAAATAAATTTTTAATCGTATCTGTAGCTTTAGCTGTTAATTCAATAGCATCTATAAAATGTCTATAAGGCACAACAAAACTCATGGTTTGATTACCACTCGCATCCACTTGATACCACTCAAAGGAACTAGCATTTTCAAACTGATCATAAGTATTACAAATAACATCATGTAAAGGAATAATATTAACCATTAGTCGTCCATAATGCATGTCTGTTGAAGTTAATCTAAATTCAATTTCAATATCTGGTGCCATAAGATGGAAACCTGATAATTTTTTAACAGTTTCACCAGTATTATAATTAGTCAACATTACTTGAGGAAATGACAACGCAACTAAATTTGACCCTAAAGCATTAGTTGGAGACCAAGATACTCGACTCACTAAAACTGGTCGGTTTAAAAAACCTTCAATAGTCTCAGAGCCGACAGCATGCGGCATCGGGGGTTTTCTTGTCTCTATAATTTCTGAATCAACACGATCTCCATCTTGGAAATTAGTAGTACTCTGACTATCATTCATTTGAGCACTTCCCATGTTTTTATATTGTAATACATCATTGACTATATTTCTAAGATAAGCATTATGATCAACACCTTCTGGATATACAATTTGAGCGTTTTCATCTTTCAATTTCTGTATAGCTTCCTGTATATCTTGCTCTCTTGGAATTTTTATCCATTTCTCTTGGGGTTTTCCAGCTTCATCATAAAAAGTAACTAGTTGTTCATAATCATGCTCATCACTTTTTTCTGCCTTAGATATCGAACCATCTGGTGCTATATTTATAGTACCACGCGCATATTCTAAAGTTAAATATCGAAACATCTCAAATTTTTGATGTCCAGACATACTAGATAATATTCTGGCTACTTCACCATTCGTATTAGAATCATTTATTTTTTCTTGAAACACTAATTGTATGTTTCTTTTAATAGCTAATATTTTTCTTAAATCAAATGGCAATTCTGTCAAATGCCAATATTTAATGATTTCTTCGTGTTTGCCAACAACATTCATCGAAGTGATCATATTACTGATATTTTTCTTAATATCAGAAACTTTTGATGGTGATAAACCTCTTAAATATCTTAAAGCCCATTCATCATAGTCTATATCTTCAATACAATCATTCATTTGGGCTTGCAATATTGGAATTTCTTCTTCATCAATTGTTGCAAGAGTATTTGTTATAATTTTAGTTAATTTTCCAACATTCCGTTGTGTAAATCCAAAATCTGATAGAACAGAAACTAACTGTTTTTTACATGTTCTATAGAGTGGTCTTGCAACGCGAACGCATCGCCCAAGACCCCGAGTACACCTCTTCATTACTATCTCCATTTCATCATCTGTAATTTCAATTATTGAATCATTCATTTGTGCACTAAATTTTTCACTCACAGAGTTTATGCAAATTTCTGGAGTATATATGGATAGTTTACCGACATTACAGTCCGGCCCATTATACAGCAATTCATCATTCGATCCATCATCGAAATCTGAACGATCAGCATAATGTTTATCTAGCCAATATTTTTGTGAATAAGTAGGATACATAGTTTCAAATATATAATCATAAGTGAACAAATCAACTGGTGAAATATTATACCCTTTTTCTTTTAATTTTAAACAATACTTCACAAAATATTGCTTAACATATTGCATTTTCTTTCTTCCATAATTACTAAGTTCTAATAAGCTTGAATTAAATCTATTCATTTGATCTCGCATATTATCGGGATCGGATTCTGAAAACATAGGAATAGTAATTATAACATCATAGTCTAATTGATTTTTCCAAATTCCTAAATTATTATCTTTATAAAAACTTCTCTTAAGATAAGAACATTCATCAATTGTATATAATTCTTTCATTTCTGATAATTTATCCGCTGACGTATAAGTCATTCCAATTTTCTTAACTATCTCACTAAATGTAAACATATTATAGCGATCTTTTATACTTTTGTGTATGTTTTTAAGATTATCATCACCGTAATACTTAGCTTTAATATATTTTAAATATCCTTCTAATGTATCAGCTATATTAGTTCTTAAAAAAGTTAGTCGTGATAACATCATATTAACATAACAGTTAATCAAAGCCGTTAAGGCATTTCCTGAGGTATTTCCTTGTTCCACTAAAATTAAAAAATTTTCAATTAAATCGTATCTACATACAGTTGATACAAGTAGAACTAAACGAATTAAATTTTCTTCATCAGTACCATTATAAAAAGCGTTGGCACTGTCGGCTAAAGTTAATATCCATTGTAAAAGTAATGATGCATCATAGTCACTAAAATCTCCATTCATAAATGCATCTAATAATTCATTAACTGTACGAAGCATATTAACCATTCTATCCCACTCAACTGAGTTACAATTTATTCCAACTGAAATTTCACTATCATGTGAAAGGGTGCAATGGGCTATGAAATGTCCATAATATTTTCTAATGGCTAAATTTAAATCCATACAATGCATTTCAAACATTCTTGTCTTTCCTTCTTTAACTTTCGCTAATGGTCTAGTTTCATCTTTCAAAGTATCTATTACAATATTACTATAAATAATTCCTTGTTTAGCTAATTCAATTCTTTTGTCGAACCTATCACGACATAATCCAATCATTTCATATGTTATTTTCCCATTTTCTGACACAGTAGGCTTTAACCAAGGATTTTTGCCTTGTGTGTTATTTATTGAAGTATATGGGCATCCAGCACTTGTATTAGGATCGATTGGATTCAAACCTAAACAACCATTAACTGTTTCGAAATCACTTAAAACTTTTGGTTTAATACCTTTGGTATATGGTGAAGTCCAACTAATCGTGCTCATTGCCATATGTTCTGATATGATACTATATTCTTTTTCCGATATCATATTACTGCATTTCATTAATTTCTTAAAAGCTTTTAAAAAAGGCGAAATCGTTTCACCATTTTCATCTTGGAATGGGGCTAATCTTGCTGGCGCAAATTTACATTTACCAAAATCTTCCTCCATCCAATCATAAACTTTTGATTCGCTAATTTTACTTCTTCTTGGAATAGTAGCTCTTAATTGTTTTTGTTTCCCATTAACTTCTACACAACCAGCAGCTCCTATAACTTTAGCCCCTAGATCAGCAACTGCAACATGCAGCTTGCTAATATCATTCATTTGGGTAGTTACCATAGCTGGCTCTGATTCCATTACTATCACTGGTATTCCTAAATCATTAAAATATTCAAATGCTTCATTTAAATCTTCCTGATATATAGGAGCAGCACATCCTGTTTCAATAGATGGTACTCCTGCGGTATGTATGCCTAATATTCGTCTATTTGAGCTAGAATCGGTACACATCAAAACCATGCCACAATCACCTCTAACTGATTTACAGTCAGCGTAAGTATAGCATAAAGGTATTCGATATCGCCGAGGTTCAATTTTAATACCATGGATTCTATCTTCAGTTTCATCTGTGTCATAAAACACTGATTGCATTCCAACATCAGAAACTGTTATCATTGTAGTATCAAAAACTGCATTAGCTCCATACACTGATGATCTAAAACCGAACAAATAAGATCCAAATAAACTTGGATCATCATCATCACTAACAAAGAAATGTCTAATATCGCGCATCGCCATTAAACGACGCACTCTAATAAAACATAAATCTGCAGTGTGAATATTGTCTGGATAAAAAACATCAATGCATGATAATTCAATTATCTGATTCATTTTAGAATTCCACGAAAATTTTAATTTTAATTTTTCATTATAAGATGAATATATTTTATGATACAATTGAATACGATGCCAATAATGTCTAGGAATAGCGAAAATACTACCACCGACACAAAAAGCATTCATATCAACTTGAATATCAACATCATCATCTCCTCTTTCAACCAATAATCTTATATTAACAAAATGATGCTTAATTATACTTTCAATGTCCAAATTAGCTTGATCGTAGAGTTGAGCTCTACCACCCTTTGTGACTAAGTTTCTTTCTCTAACTTTTCTTTGTATTTTTATTTTTCGTGCTTTTCTATTACCTTCGTGAGATTGTGGTTCATAATCAGTTACTATTTCTTCATCTCTCTTAGATCTCATCCAAGATACGATAAAAGATACTAAAGTAACTATTCCTGCTAAAAGCATATATGCTCCACAGCCTATCATAAATCCGCTCATAAAATCTCTAAATATTTTTTTTGCATCTCTAAATTTTTCAACAAAAGCATCGAATTTTGATATTCTCAATATTATAACTATCCTTCCTAAAAATTCTTCATATATTATATCACACTCTTTTTGTGATGAAATACAAGCATGAGAAGAATTTCCATTTTTAAGATTAATTTGGCAAAAATGTCTATAAGCTATTTGTTCTACCAAAACCCTGTTAATAAGGGGATGTTGGATATTAATATCTTGATTATATTTGTTCAAAACATAATTTGTAACCGCTTGAATGCAATTACAATCACTAGCATCATAAAAATTTTCAGTTTGACAAGAAGTATCCTTAATTGGAAAACTAATATTTTCACAATGTCTAAGCGTATGCATTTTATAATGTTTCTCTTCAACGTGTTTATTACAGTCGGGACATAATTTAAATTTACCACCTTCAGTGGTCATACGACTAGCTGGTGGATCTTTAATATCATTCATTTGAGCTTTCCAAACTCTTTCCATAGATTTAAAAATATCATTCTTGACACTAGTACACACTTTAAAATATTGTTTAGCATCTTCAACTATTCTATCACAACCTCTATCAAAAGTATCATTAAAAATGATACTTCCCTTTAACCGGTCATAAAAAACTAAATTCCATAAATCATTAGGGTAAACATCTGTATATTTACAAGCAGGTTTCTTACCTTCCGCTAATTCTCTCATAGCATAATCCCAATTAACGCCAGTTCCACTAACGTCTTGATATTTAGGATTAAGTTTTAATTCAACTACAATATTACGTCGAGCAAATACATGTTCGCCGCCAGACCAACATTTATTTGTTATAAATGTCTGTCCAACAATGTCTTTTTGTGCATTGCTAACTACTATAGGTGAAGTGAAATAGACTGCTCCCTTATCTTCAAAAGCCATATTTAATGGAAAAGGTTGATCGTCAATAATATTAGTTAATTCTAAAATAGCTTGATTAATTAATTCTTCATCAGTATAAGTTTGTAAAGCATCATTAATCTGAACCACAACAGGCTTCTTATATTTCTCCCAATATTTGTCTCCTAATGTTCTAAAATAGGAATAATTATGTGGGTCCTCATATTTATCTCTAAAACCTAAAGCTAATACTAAAGCGTTTATAATTACTGGCTGTAATACAGAAGATTTACCAACACGTGGTTCACCAAATATATACAACCAATAAGGTTTTAAACGCCTACAACCTCCTTTTCCTTTCAAGTGAGGAGGTATCCTATTAACAATAGTTTCTAAGTGCTTAACCATAATTCTCAGATATGGCATTACAGCACATCTATGTAAAGTAGTATACTTAATCATTTTTAAATTCATTTTTGCTTCTAACTTAAGCGATTTGTCATACAAATCCATGACTTTTTCAGCCTGTAAGTTTTCTTGAAAACAATCTTCAAAAACGCCTGTTGTGTTATATTTAACATATTCATTAATTAAAATTTCTAATTCATCTTGTTTATAAAATTCAGGTACAACTCCATAATATTTCAAAACCACATCTCCTAACATTTCCATTAACTTTTCAATTAACCGGAAAAAGTAATCAGTAATAGTGCTAGCTCCTCGCAAGAAATCAGCAACCATTTTAACTTTGTTACTTTTAATGTGTAAAGACATAAATTTATCCTTATCCATATCAGAAAACATACCAATAGTACAAGCTTTAGCTAAACTAAAGAAACTACTAAAGATAGATGCATCATCAACGATATCATTAAATTGCGCAATACCTAAATTTTGATATCCTAATAAATTTCCAGGAGGTACAAGACGAGCTCTGTATCGTTCTACAATCCCTTGTATAGCTCGAGTCAGGTCTGATACGTTAATCAAATTGCTAGTTACGTCACTAGGCAAAATTAAGATGATCAGAGCTCCTATATTGTCTATAGTCCTGTTTAGTTTATTTTTAAGAAGATAAGCAAAAGCTAATAGTTTAACTACTAATAATACTATTGCTGTATGTCTAATTGTACTTTCAACTTTATCCAAAATATTTCCACATATGTTATTAAAAGTGGTAATATTATCAGTACAATCATTCAACACGTCTACCGATTCATGTAACTTGTTCAATGTTTCAGGAATTCGTGTAATACAGTCAAAAAATTGAGCTTTCATATATTTTGATTTATTATCTTTGATCATTGTGTTAGTTATATTATGAAATTTAAATATTTTCTGTAAAGTTCGATAATTATCTTCAGTATTATGGATATAAGTTTGATTCCATTTATCTCTTAAAATGTTTAAAGCATCTTTACACATTTTGTGTTGTTCACCTTTACGCATTTTCTTTAATTGTTTAATAAATGGTTCAATTGAAAGCCAATCAGATATTATAAATTGATTAGCATCAGTTATATCTTCTTTTTTAACACGATTTAACAAATGTTTAACTACTTCATCTTCAGCTGAATTAATTTTTAAACTATCGATTCTTTTATTTTCATAGTTGTTAATTTCGAATGGCATATCAATTTTAAGTTGTTGACAAGTGTCAATAAATATTTTAAAATCGCGATCTCCATAATCAAGAATATCAGTCTTGTTAGGCATAAATACGTTAAGAATCTCTTTTCGCATTTTATCATCTGTTGCTTTAGATAACATTTTACAAGCAAAAGAATAATCATCTTTATTACGAGTTGTAATATAGTTAAGCTTTTGATCATTATATAAATAATCTTCATTTTTAGTTTGAAATCTTGAAAACGCCATAATAGTAAATATAGTGAATAGTAACGATAAAGTCAGAATAGTTTTAATAAGTTTGTGGATAATTCGCATAAATTAGTAAAAAGATTTGAGAGCTTTATAGGTTTATTCAGTAAGTTGTGATTCGTGTTTGGTTTTGACGCTTTTGGGGTTGCCAGGGCTACGCACGCCTTGCTGTTTTATAAGGAGAACAGCCTCCTTTGCCATTTTAGAGTTAGGCTTCTTTACTATTTAATATTGATATAAACAAATAACGTCCATACATTCAAGATAGTGATTAGATTATAGTCATATACACGTCATCGTCATGAAGATCCATCTGCTATAGGCACATTTCAGGTTTATTAAAAACATTTAGACTTATTGCCATTGCTAATTATTAATAATAAAATCTTCCGATGATTCGTCTGCATATTTACTTTGCAGAAATCTAATATATTCGTAACATGTAACATTATTATTATTATACTTTAATATAAAGGCGGTCAATTAAGAGTTCCAATATATTAAATGGAATATAAATATAAAATTCTAAACTAAACAACACACAAAATAATTTAAAATACATAAAAGAATTTAAATAACAAATAAATGAAGCGTTTGCGAAGAACCACCAACGCACTACTCCCCTTTAAGATTTAGATATTTGATAAATAAAATTAATATGTATAATAAATTAAATTTCTAAAAATAATGTTTTTGGTAAATTTTTATTTTAAAATAAGTTTGATAAAATAATTGTAATGATTAATATAAAATTTTAAAAGCTTCCACATAGACCTGAATAAGAGTTCATCTTGGGCTAAATTATGTACGCATGACGCATATACAATAATATTTAAATTTATAAACGCAAGCTTTATAAATATAATGCCACTAAAGTGGACCGAAAAGAGATCTCCATAGGGGTTACCCC